CGGAGGCGGTGCAACAAACGGTTCTGGCGGAACCACAGGCGGGTATTCGGCCACCGGGTACGACACCGCAGGCGGCGGCGTGGTGAGCGCGTTCACGTTCAGCGTATCGGTGACGCCGCCGCCAAGACTGGACGCGAGCAGGTTCTCGGGGATGCCCCCGGCAGCAGCGAACTGCCCGCCGCCCATAACGCCGGGAATCAAGTCGGCTGACCCGCCAGCCAGATCGGCGGCAGTGGTCGCCCCACCAAGAGACGTGCCCCCACCAAACAAGTTGGCCAGCGCGTTTCCGCCGTACATCATTCCGCCAACTTTTAACAGCAGCGGCAGCGTCTCGCCAGTAAACTGCTCCAGCGTGCTTTCGCCAAACTCAGGAGTTTCGGCAACAAGATTACCTGTTGCGTCTTGCAACCCGAACTTAAGTTTATTTCTAGTCGTATTATTTACGACAAATTCGTAACCTTGGTTCTTAATTCGATTTACAAAATCAACAAACTCTTTGGAATACCCTTTACCAAAAGACGTGCTGTACGTTTGCGGCGCAGGGCCGTAGTCATACTCACCTTGCGCAGGCCCGCCGATAGGCCCTGCGTACCCAAACATCTTGGGCGCGTACTGTTCCCAGAACAAACGCTCTTGGAAGTTAGCGTTTCCTTCTGGGCTATCGCCAGCGGCTTCGCCTACCGGGCCAGTACCGTAGCGCCCTTCACGAAGCCCCTGCTCGGGGGTGTACCAAGTGTTGTACGGATTTTTTACAGCCATGATTCACCTCACCCAATCCGCCAGTTGGTGCCATCGCTGTAGACAGGCACACCGTTCGCGCCGCCGGCAGCAACGATAGACGCAAACGTCGTTGCGTTGGCGTCAGTCACAAACGCCCGCGCGCCCGCGCCAGCCGTAGCTGCTGCTGGGAGTGTAGCCACGGTCAGCGTGCCGTGGTTGAAGTATTTGACGCTGAACGTCAGCGTCAGCCCAGGTATGCGAAACGACGTCACGCTGGAGTTGCCTAGCGTCACCTCGTTGCTGACCGTGGCCGACGACACGTCCGCGTCGTAGCCGATCACGGTGTTGTTGCTGCCGGTCGTCATGGCGTTACCCGCCGCGTAACCGATGGCCGTGTTGTTGCTGCCCGTGGCCAGCAGCAGCGCGTCGCTGCCGACGCCGGTGTTGCCCGCGCCAGTCACGGCGGCGTTGACCGCTCGGTAGCCAAGGGCCGTGTTGTAGTTGGCCGTGGTGGCTGCGGTCAGAGCGCTGTAGCCAATCGCGGTGTTGTAGTCGCCGCCCGTGTTGGCGTCCAGCGCCAGCGCACCTACAGCGGTGTTCTGCACCCCGTCGGTGTTGGCCGTCATGGTGTCGTAGCCGACGGCGGTGTTGTTGGAGCCCGACGTGTTGGTGTCCAGCGCCGTATCGCCCACGGCGATGTTAGTGGCCACTGAGTTGCCGCCCAACCCGACCGCAACGCCGACCACCTTGTCAAGCTCATACGACGCAAAGATGTTGTCGTCGGTCTTGATCGTGACGTCAGCAGACGTCTTTAAGATGAACTTGTAGGACGAGCCAGCCGTCAGCCAAATCTGCGCAGGCGTGCGCCCCGCGCTGTCCAGCACGATGGGGTTCGTGTTGTTGGTGACCGCTGACGAGTCGGTGTACGTTGACGCCGGCGTCGTCGTGCCGGCGTCGTAGGTGTAGATCAACCCGCCGTTCAACGGAACGCAGTTGTTGTCGAAAAACTGAGCGCCTGCGCCGGCGTACATTGAGAGGCTGATCGCCATGATGCCCTCTTACTGTTGAATCTGAGTGACGTTCAGCAGCACCGCTGCGGCTGATGGGGCGTAAGCCGTGGCTGCCGTAGCCGACAGCGACATCGCCGTATCGGAAACTGCCCACATCAGTTCGATGTAGTCGTTGGCTTGCAAAGAGAAGAACTCCGACATCGTGATTGCAACATACCCGCCGTTGCTGTCAAGCGAAACGATGGCAGTGCTGTTGGTGTAATTGCTGGTGCCGTTTTTTCGAAACCACGTCCGAGCGTTCTTAGCCGAAGCGTTGGTGGATGTGAACTGATAGCGCACCGTGAACTGATACAGCCCCGATTGAGGCACTTTGATCTGCGTCAGCGGGCTGCCTTGCAACACCACACCTTCAGCAATCTCGGTCGTGTCCAACGCAATCGCATACGCCGTGTTGATGACGGCAGCGCTGAGGTTGGTCGTGCGGGTGAACTCGCCGTAGTACTTCTGCTGCTCAATCGTTGGCCGCACAAAAATGTCGCCACCTGTAGCGCTTTTGATCAGCACCGCCGCTAGAGGGATGACGTTATCCGGCGCGGTCGGCTTAACGTTAGTGAACGCCCCAGCCACCGTCGGGCTGGCGTACAGGATGTCGCCGGCGTTGAACGCGCTGGTGTCAATGCCCATCACGTTGCCCCACACGCAGCACAGCCCTGTTGCGCCGCTGTCGGGCAACTCTTCGGCCATGACGCCAAGGATGTACAACGACGGCGACGACCCGTCTGCAAGGTACGGCGCGACGGACAAGACGTTGTTGCTGCCAACGCCTACAAACCCCACAACCGAGCCCTTGGGGATCGTGCTGCCGGTTGTGTTCTGCACCACCGTGTACTGGAGCAGCGCGGCGTCTTCAATCGACGACTGCAACAGTTGGAAGAACCGGAACCAAGCCCGCGCCGCAGTCGCGTCTTGATCGACTACTGGATCGCGTGAACTTGGGACACGGGGCGCGAGCAGCATGTCACGCCCGCGTCGGCGACGCGATCAGGTTTGCGCCCATGATGGCGATCTTGACTGGATCAGTGCCGCTGATCTCGTACACGCGGTCGCGCAGCTTGAGCGTCATACCCAAGCGCCGCCAAAAGACACGAGTGTTGTACTCGCCGATCTTGCCCATCGCGGCCCAATGCTCGTTCGACCATGTGTGGCCGCCGTCATCGCTCCAGCGCAGCATGACCTGCGGATCGACCCCAGGCGGGGAGTTGGCGTCAACCGCTGAGATGTAGTCGCCGTTCTCCAGCAAGATGCGCCCGCCATCTTCCAACAGCAACAAGAACGTACTGTTGTTGGCCATCCCGACGCCCGACTCGCAATCGAGTTGAAGCGTGTGGTGCGCGGTGCGCTTCAGATCGTTCTGCCCTGTCGGCAACGCCCGCCACGACCGCAACCAACGCTGCACGGAGTTGTTGTCGGTATAAACGTCCAGATCAAAAGCGTACAGATCGCCGTTTAGCCAGTCGCCGATAGTGATCTCGCCGTTGTAGTTGGCTTGGCAATTGCCACGGTGGCGGACAAAGTTCACGCCGTCCCAGCCAGCCCGCTCGTGCCACGCTTGCGTGGCCACGTCGTAGACCCAGGTCGTGTTGGCGGTGGGGAACACCAGCACATAGAAGCTGTGGCCGTCTTGCTGGTAGGTGTACCCGATAGCGTCGTTGAGGACGCCGTACTTCTGGATGTGCCACTCAACCGCGTGCGTGCTGATGCGCTGACCGTTATAGCCGTTGTTGCGGTAGACGATGCCGTTACCGCGAGCGTCAGCGCCCAGCCAGAACACTGAGTTATCGAGCTTGGCCACGCTGTACGGCGCAAGGCAACCGATCTCCATGAACGCGCCGTCGATGCGCGCGAGCGGGAAGTCAGCGAGCCCTGCGTTGTACCAAACCTCAATTGTGCTGTTGCCGAACAGCCAGACTTCGCGGTGGTCAACCATCAGCGACACCACGTTGTCGGGGTTGCCTTCGGCGCTGGCGAAGTCCAACGGGTCAACGGTGGTGCCGTCGTTCAACGACGTGACCCAGAACCGTTGGCTGTTGGGTTCGTTGAAAACGAAGTAGCTGTCAAGGTAGCCAACCGTCACCGCGCCGGGGAAGTCCGGGTCAGTGATCTGCGCAAAGACGTTGGTGCTGGCGTTGTAGATGAACGAGTCGGGATTGCAAGCGACAAACAACTGCACGCCGTTGTCTACCATGCTGACCGGCCCGCTGCCGTTGATCAGCCCCAGCCTAGTTGCGTTGTAGTTGCCATCGACTTGATACAACTCGCCGCCCGAGGCGACGTACAGATAGTCGCCAAACTTCCACAGCCCTCGGATCGGCCCCTGCCCTACGGTGGTGAGATAGCGCAAACCCGGGCAGCGTTGCAAGAACGCCGGCTCCTTGCCTGCTTCCGGCACCGCCTCGGGGAACAGGTTGACCATGCGGCTGTCCGCAGCGTTGACGCTGCGGGCCACATAAGTGCCTCCGAGGATGGGTGTTTTCATGCTATACTACCATTCATGTTAAACGGAGATTGAGCATGGAAACGTGGAAACCAGTTCTTGGTTTTGAAGGTTTGTACGAGGT